CGGTGATCTGGATCGCTTTGCGCGCTCTGGTGATAAGGCCGGCAGGTCTGCAAAGCAAGCCACGGGTTCGTTTGGCGGCATGGCGCGCGGCGCAATCAGAATGGCCGCAGGTCTAGGCCTTGCTGTTTCGGCTGCTGCGGCTCTGACCAGTGCGTTTCGCGGCACCCAGCAATATACTGTTATGACAAACTCACTGCGGGCAATAGGAATGTCCGGCATTGAGGCGACGGCTGCGCTTGAACAGATTGGAGATATTGCAGCCCGGACCCGTGCGCCACTTGAAGCCACCGCGCAACTGTACCAGCGTATCAGTATTGCGGGCCGTGACCTTGGCGCGTCATCGTCTGACGTGCTGCGGTTTACCGAAAACGTTGGACTGGCACTTGCTCAAGTTGGCGGCGGCGGGGCTGCGGCATCGGGCGCACTGTTGCAGCTATCCCAAGCCATGAGCGGCGGCATTGTCCGGGCCGAGGAATTCAACAGCATCCTTGAGGGTGCATTCCCGATTGCGCAAGCGGCGGCGAATGCCATTGAAGGTGCTGCGGGATCTGTCGGTCAACTGCGCAATATGGTTATCGCGGGGGAAATTTCCAGCCGGGAATTCTTTGAAGCGGTTCTTTCGCAATCTGACGCGCTGGAAGATGCGTTTGCGAATACGATCCCCACAATATCAGGCGCGATGCAGGTTTTCCGCGATCAAATGACGCTTTCACTTGGGTCGCTCGATTCCATGGTTGGCGGTAGTGAATCGGTTGCGCGGGCAATCCTTTTTATGGCTCAAAACCTTGATACGTTGGCGGTGGCGATTATAGGTCTTGTTTCAACAGCTATTCCCGGAGCAATTACGGGGCTTGTCGCTATGACGGGCGGCATGTCTGCGGCGGGCATAGCTACCGGGATTTTCACAGGTGCCGTGACTGCGGCGCGCCTTGCTCTTATAGCCCTTGGCGGTCCGCTAGGGATTGTTTTTGGTCTGCTTGGTGCGGCGGCGGGCGCGTTTTTTCTATTCCGAGACAATGCAGGCGAAATGGAAACCGCCTCGTATGATGCTGAATCAGGCGCGTTAGCATTAGCAGAGGCGCTTGATAAAGTGACCGCCGCAGAACCAGAATCTAGTGCTGCGGCTATCGCACTTGCAAACAACAATGTTAAACTTGCTGACAGCGCATATGAAGCTGCTAAGGCGGAAGTGGCGAAGCGTAGGGCTATGCTGGGCGAGGCTGAAGCCGTGCCGGGCGGCGGTCGTTCTCGCAGGGGCGCAATACTGGGTAATGAGCGCCTAGTACGTGAGGCAATGGAAGCCCAAACCGCAGCAGAGAGGGCACTGGCCACCGCTATCCGTGATCGCAACCTAGCATCTGAAGAAATTGCAATGACAATGCCTGTGGTGGCAGCCAGAACAAACGATGCGACCAACGCGACTGAAAGCGCGGCAGAAGCTGCTGCGGCCTTGGCAGATGAAATGGACGCCATTACCACCGCATCGGGTGGTGGTTCGGGTGGCGGGGCCGCTGGCAACATTAAAGAACTAACCATTGAAATGACCGAAGCCGAAAAAGCAGCATTGGCATATGCAGACGCAATCGAGGGCATGGTTGTCAGCGGGATCGGGCGCGCGGTTGATTGGATGGTTGACGGGTTCAAGGGTGGATTCAAGGGGCTGCTCAACATCGCCAAGGACACGCTGAAACAGATCATCGCCTTTTACCTGAACAACCAGGTTATGCTGTCTTTGGGCATTGGTGCCGGTGTTGGAGGGGCAGGCATCCTAAGCGGCTTGCTTGGGCAGCTTTGGCGGCGGTGAGGGTATGGCAGGCCTTGCGGGCGGCACGGGCTTGCTTGGTGGGCTTGGTAGCACGTTGTCGGCAACACTTGGCACGGGCGGCGGGATTGGCGGTCTGTTCAGCATTGGTGCAAACGCGGCGGCGGCTAGTGGCGGGTTAATGGCTACCATTGGCGCGGCTCTGCCTATCATTGGTATTGGGGCGGCTGTGTTCTCATTCTTCAAGACCAAGACAAAACAATCGACGAAGGAATCCGCGCAACGATTGACATGGAAGACGCCATGTTTCAATCGTTCAAGGAAATCGAAAAGTCGCGTTTCTTTGGCCTATCTAAAAAGCGGCGGACCACGTTTAGCGAAATGTCAGGGGAACAATCTGAGCCATTCCAAGACGCGGTTTTCGGCATCCGTGAAAGCGTCATTGGCGCAACCGAGTCGCTTGGCGTTTCCATTGATGTTTTTGACGGGTTCAGCCACAAGTTTGAACTATCGCTCAAGGGGCTAGACGAAGCCGCACGGCAAGCCGCGATTACAGAAGAATTTACGCGCATGGGCGACAGCCTGGCGAACCTTGTGCCTCACATCACCAGCATGAACGAGCTGTTTGCGGTGGCGGCCAACCGCGTGGCCTTGACGGATCGTTTATTGCAGGCTCAGGGCAAGACCGAAGAACTAACGGCCCGCATCCGTGACCGTGAAATGAACGCCACAAACAAGCTTAACAAGGCGAGGCTGGCCCAAGTGTTTGCCGCTGAGGACGCGGCCATTGCCGCTGAGGACGCGGCCATTGCGGCGGAGGACGCGGCCATTGCGGCCGACGCGTTGACGGAAGTCAACGGCTGGATGGGCAAATTCCGCCTGAGCCTTTACGACGTTTCCCTTGCGGGCGCTGAGGCAGCGTCGGCCTTTGTAGACCTGTTCGGATCGCTGGAAAACTTCAACGCTGTGTCACAGTCCTACTACCAAAATTTCTATACGGATGCGGAACGTATCGCTCGGGAAACGGAATTGCTTTCCATTGAAATGCTGGCGCTTGGGATTGATACCCTGCCATCCACGCGGGCCGCGTTCCGGGCGCTGGTGGATGAGGCTGACGCGCTGGGCGATAGCGGGCTGGTGGCGTCCTTGATGCAACTGTCGCCCGCCTTTGCCGAAATTACCGCAGGGGCCGACGCGTTGGGGGACAGCCTCCGCGCGCTGGTCAACGAGGATCTGTTTGCCACGGGGCAGGATTATACGCGCGCCTTGTCGCGGGGCAGTAACAGTCAGACGTTCACGCCCCAGCAATCGGACGCAGAGTTGCGCGCAGAGATGCGGGCGCTTAACGTGTCAATGGAACGGCTTGTGTCATCGTCGGAAATCACGGCAGGCAATACTGGACGCGGGGCCGACACGGCAGACGATACGCTGGCATTCCAGTTGGAGCAAACGCTATGACGCTGAGGATCATTGAACCTTTCGCCATCACCGAGGGCAACATCGACAGCACAAACGTTGCGCTTGAAACGGCATGGACGGCGGGCACCTATACGCTTGGCGACGTGCGGCGGGTTGGTGAACGGTTGTTCGAGGTGAGCGCCGCCAGCACCACGCAAGAGCCGGGGCTGGCGGCCAGCACCGAATGGTTTGACGCAGGCCCGGCCAATCGTTATGCAGCGTTTGATCTGCAATTCGGGGCTGACAATTTCCGAGTGATTGACACCATAACCGAACGCGCGGGCAGCATCGCCTACACCCTGACCGGACTGCCGCGATTGTCGGCTATGGCTTTCTTTGGATTGCGTGCCACACAGATCACAATCGTCGGCACGCTGGACGCAACCGGCGATGTGGCGGACGTGACGTATGATGTGCCCGACGCGACGTCATACGAAGGATCGTTATGGCGCTGGTTTTTTGCGCCTCAATCGCTTGAGCGGACATATACTACGTTTGACCTCAACATTCCAGCCGGCGCAACGGTGACTGTGACGATCACCAACTCAGGTTTCGATGCAGCGGTCGGCACGATTGCAATGGGGATCGCCGATGAATATGGCGACATAGAGGTAGCGTCCACGCGCGGGCTGCGCAGTCGGTCGGTCAAGAAAACCGAAGGCACGCTTACGTCGCTATTGCGCCGGACACCAGCGGCAAAGGTTGGTTATCGCGTCCACCTGAACGACTATGCCGCTGACCCGTTTTGGCGCACGATTAACGATCTGGACGGGGTGGCTGCGGTGTTTGCAGGACCTGATGACAACCCTGAGTTTTTGGCATATGGTTTCGTCAGTTCGTGCCAGACAGTCAGCGACGTTCGAGGCATGACAAAAGTTCAACTCGAAGTGGAGACGCTCTAATGACCGCGCCAGTAATCAGACAATTCACCGGAACAATCCCGGACAAGGGGCAGTCGCAGACCGCGTTTGACACAAATGTGGATGCGTTTCTCGACTGGCAGGCGCTGCAATTCGCGCCGGACTTGGTGGCGTTTGGGACGTTTGCCAACGATACGGCGGCGGCACTGGTGGCCGCAAACCTGCCGTCGTTGACTGGGCGGGCTTTGGACGCGGTGCGGGTAAACGCAGCGGCTGACGACGTTGAGTTTGCGAACGTGACGGCGGCGGGCTGGGCATTGCTGAACGCCTCTGGTTCAGCGCCTATGTATGCAGCCCGCGCGTGGGTGACTTTTAGCGGCACTGGCACGCCGTCAATTCGAGCAGGCGGGAATGTGTCCAGCATCACGGATAATGGTCCGGGCGACTATACGGTCAACTTTGCCACGGCAATGCAGGACCATTATTATTCGGCTCAAGTCACGATAGAAGATGATCCTGACTATAATAGTTACTATTGGCAACCCGTAGGATTTACCAAGACTGCTTCATCATACCGCTTTAAGCAATTGGACGGTAATTTAGGGGAGGGTAGAGACAGCGAAAGTTCCAACGTTACAATACTCCGCTGAAAGGAAACCAAAATGGATAAGCGCATCATTTACCAAAACGACGAAGGCGGCGTGGCAGTTATTATTCCCGCTGACTGCGGACTGACGATTGAAGAAATCGCCGCAAAGGACGTGCCAACTGGCAAGCCCTACAAGATTGTGGACGTGGCTGACATTCCAGCAGACCGCGAATGGCGCAATGAATGGTCCGTTGACGAAGCTGATTTGACCGATGGAGTGGGCGCATGATTATCAAGATTGGCAGACCCGACCCCGCAATCGCACTGGCGCAAGCCCGCGCCGCCGCATCCATGCCCCGCCTCGACTTTGCCAAGATTGCCTTGCGCGAGGGTTGGATTACGGCGGCAGAGGCAAAGGCGTGGGTGCCGGGTAACGCATTGCCCCAGATCGTCACCGACATAATCGCGCAGCACATCGAGGGCGCGGACAAGCAAGATATCGCGGAAATCAACGCGCTTGGGCAAATGGTAGTCAACCGCAATGACCTTCTGCTGCGCCTGTTGATGCTGTCCAAGAAAGTCACCGATGCACAGATGGACGCACACTTTGGAGTTGCCGAATGACACGCGCCGCCTACATCCTGCTCAGATTTGCTGAGATGGTCATATCGTCCAACAGCCGTTTGTACAATGCAGTGATACACAGCGGATCAACCCACCAGACGACCAGCGCACGGGCGCACATTGACGGGAAGACAGACCCGGAATGGGCGCGGCGTCGGGACAGAATTGACTGGTTCCTCGCATGGTATGAGGCGGACCACTGCCAACGTGCATGGCAAAATGAGGTTGACGCAGCGCGAAAAACCTTGGACCGTGCGGGCGCGACACCTAGCCAACCGGGGCGGCATGACTGAAATGATAAGAACATGGTGGCCAGTTGCCGTTACCGTCATTGCCGCGATTGCATGGCTTATCCGGCTTGAGGCGCGCGGGATATCCAACGGCACCGAAATCAAGCGGCTGTGGTCTCAACGCAGAGAGGACATGGAAGCCGCGAAAGAAAGTCGAGACCGCATGGATCGCAGGCTTGATGAAATTGCGTCGGACATAAAGACGCTGCTAAGGGGAATGGGAAAATGAA